CCGGATAAGGAGTTGACCGTCGCCGGACTACTCGTCTGCGATGTGATCAGCAAAGCGGCGCTGCGGAAGAAGAAAACGAAGAGGAGAATAACATCATGAAAAAGACGGTTGAAATGACCTATTGTGACCGCTGCAGCACGGAGATCGCTCCGGATGTGCTTGAGAGCTACGAGGGCTTCGATCTTTGTCGCCCGTGTGCAGAAGAACTCCGCAGGCGTATCCATGACTTCGTGAGCGAGCTGAAGATACCGGAGCAGTCTGAAGTGAAAACCGCGGCCGAGCCGGTCAAGATCCATTCGGCGGAGGCAATACCAGCACCAGAGCCGGAGCCTTCGCCTCAGCGCGAACCGGAGCAGGTGGAGTACGGCGGCTTTCTGCATCTCAAGTGCTCCGGCTGCGGCGCTACCAAGACCTTCTGCGCGAAGAAGCCAATGAGCGTGTACCACTGCTACGACTGCGGGACGGATACAGACCTCACGAACAACATGACGCCGGTGTATGCCAACTGTGAATGTGGGAAGAGATCGCGGTATATGACCAATGTGACCGAATGGGGCTTTGATCTTACCTGCGTGGTCTGCGGTGCGCCGGTAGCCGTGGAATACAGGCCAGGAATCAACCAGTACCAGACCTGCGGCAAGGCGTTCGTGAAGTCGCGTAAACGGAAAAAGTGAGGCCTAAATGAACATCCTTGAGAGAATGGCTGCAAGCGGTTCCGAAGAGCGCATTGCAAGCTTCCGTGCCATGCAGCAACGCGATTACGATTTCAAGGTTGCACATGCCGAAGAGACCGCGTATAAGTTCCTGGAGCATCCGCAGATCAATGGCATGGCTTATGTGGCGGTCGGTGGCCTCGACAGCATTACGCTGCTATGCTTCCTTCGCTCGATCGGTATTGACCTTCCCGCGGTTTCCGTGTCCGTGTTGGAGGACAAAAGCATCCAGCGCGTGCATAAAGAGCTGGGCGTGACCGCGCTCAAACCGCTGCGCTCCAAGGTCAACGTGATCAAGGAGCTCGGTTGGCCTGTCTTGTCAAAGGAGATTGCCGGAAAGATCAGTCTGCTGCAGCATCCGTCCGAGAAGAATGCCACCGTCCGCCATGCTATTATCACGGGCGAAACCGGAGAGTTTGGCGGCTACCGGAAGAATACGCGCATGAAGCTTTCGCAGAAATGGCTTGAGAAATTTGGCGGTGCCGATGCAGAGGGAGCAGCTCTCGGCTATGCCGCGGCGTCTTTCCTTGTATCGGACAAGTGCTGCTATTATCTGAAGGAAAAGCCATGCGATGATTATGCCAAAGAGAGCGGGCGTTTTCCGATGATGGGCCTTATGGCTTCCGAGGGAGGACGTCGGCAGAAGGCTCTCATGCTCAACGGCTGCAACTACATCTCACCCGGCACGAAGCGCAGCGCGCCTTTTGCAATCTTCAGTCGACAAGATGTGCTTCGCCTCAACAGGGTCCTGGACGCGCCGGTGCCAGAAGTGTACGGCGAGATTGTCGGTGTAGATGCCGACGGGACGCATTATACGGCCGCATATATCCGCGAGATTGCGGCTACGGAGCCGGATCGTCTTGACAGCATTACGCTCCGGACGACGCTTGCGCAACGTACTGGATGCTCCATGTGTGGCTTCGGCATTACCTTGGAAAAGCGACCGCATCGCTTTGACCTGCTGCGGGAGCAGAATCCGCAGGAATGGGAGTTCTGGATGAAGCATGTGCTTCAGGACGAAAACGGTGAGTGGTACGGCTGGGGGCGTGTGCTGGACTATATCGGTGTTGGCTGGGAGGACGTTCCTGGGGAAACGGACCAAATCAGTATGTTTTAGTCGAAATGGAGGGAAAATAATGGGACGATATTTCAGAATTACGGAGATCGACGATGCTGCTTTTACCCGAGCTACGGGAGAGTATCTTGACTGCTCACAGCTATCCGTTCCCGTCGATGGCGACGTATATGTGGCGGTCGACGAGGAAGCCGAGAGCGAGATTTCTGTCGGGTTGGAGTGCTTCGATTATGCCGGCTGATACCCGGCAGATGAGCACCCAAAAACGGCCTGTTTTTCGGCTCGAGGTGCTGCACATGACCTGCCGGGTGTAAAAGCCAGTAATATCAAGGCTTTGAGGGGCAAAAAATCGGCAATTTTTCGCACTTCGTCTGACTACTATGCCCACCCATCAGATGGGCGTCAAAATTCGAGCGCACCGGCAGCGGCGCGAGAGGGTTTTGACGCCTCTCAGGAAAGGAAAAACGCAACTATTTTAGGCCCTTGCGCATATCCGATTTTAGGGCTATTTTGAGGGGCAAAAATGGGATACTCCGCAACGCCCATCAAACCGCTGAGAATGCTGCGTTTTTTCATTCCGGCGCGCACCGTTTTTTACCCAAGCTATAGACACCTACGGTAAAAAAACGTTCTGAGGCCAAAACAAATTCACAACTTTTGAGGGAAAGGGAAAATATCAAAATGATGCTTGAAGTGATGCAATACTCGGCGACCGCGTTATGGATCATTGCCGCGCTGTTGTGGGTCCGCAACCAGATCCGTATAAAGAAGGCTATCACAGAACTGAACCGGGAAGTAACGAGATTGAAGGAGAGCGAAAATGAGCAGTCAATCGCCAGAGAGATACTTTCCGCAAAAATTGCAGTCAATGAGAGAACGGCGTCGCCTCTCACGGCAGATGCTGGCGGATCTGTGCGGCCTGAGTCGTAATGTGATTGCACAGTACGAGCGAGGCAAGCGCTTCCCCTCGATAGGCAACCTCATTGTGCTTGCAGATTTCTTTGACACCTCCATCGATGATCTCGTGGGGAGAAAATAATTTTTCGAGGGTGCGTCGCTCTGTGTGCATCGGGCAAAAAAACGGTGTTATGCTGAGATTAAGGGACGGCCGTCACCTTCTTTTGAGCCGCCCGGTACCGAGGCGGCCTTAATATCGGACTCCATGATGTTTGGCGCGCTGGGTTAGGGGGAAACTCAGCGCGCCGTCTCCTATTTTTTGACTTGAGGGGTGGTGACGTGCCGAATGAAAAGAATCTTATCCCATTCAACCGGCGAACAGAGAGTGAGCAGAGAGCTATTCAGTCTGCGGGCGGTATCGCGTCCGGCGCGGCACGGAGACGCAAGAAAAGCCTGAAAGAGGCCGCTGATCTGTACCTTTCGCTGCCCGTTTCAGACAAGCGAAGATGGAATAAGATTGCACGAAGATATGTCGATCCGGAAGATGTAGACAACCAGATGGCCATGATCATCGGGCTGACGGAGGCAGCCACCATGGGCGATGCCAAGGCCGCAAAGGTCATTATCGACCTGCTGGGCGACGCTGCCGGCGAGGAGGATGGGGGTGTACAGATCATTGATGACCTGTAAACTCTCTGACACGATCTCACCGGCGTTCGTGGAGTCCCACCGTGCGGTTAAAGCCGGGGCGATCAATGAACTGGTTGAAAAGGGTGGGCGCGGAAGCTGTAAATCTTCCTACATCTCGCTGGAGATCATTCTCATGATCCTGAAGAACCCGCTGATCCATGCCTGTGTGTTCCGTAAGTACGGAAACACGCTGCGGACGACCGTCTATACACAGATCGTGTGGGCCATCGCCCAGCTGGGCCTGACCCGGAAGTTCCGCTGTACGGTGAGCCCCATGGAATGTGTCTACATTCCCACCGGACAGAAGATCATGTTTTTCGGTCTGGACGATCCCGGCAAGGTAAAGTCTATCAAAGTGCCCTTCGGATACATTGGCATCGATTGGTTCGAGGAATTGGACCAGTTTGACGGCCCGGAGCAGATTCGTAATGTGGAGCAGTCCACACTGCGCGGCGGATCCTTCAGCTTTACCTTCAAAAGCTTTAACCCACCGGCGATGGCGCGTAACTGGGCCAATCGCTACGTGCTGGAGAAGAAGCCCGGGCAGATGGTCCATCACAGCACCTATCTGACCGCCCCGCCGGAATGGCTCGGCCCGCGTTTCATTGCCGACGCCGAGCACCTGAAGAACACAAATCCTACCGGGTACCGGCATGAGTATCTGGGTGAAGTGGTCGGCTCCGGTACACAGGTATTTGAAAATCTGCAGATCAGAACTCTTACAGATACGGAAATAGGGCAGTTCGACCGGGTCACAAACGGCGTGGACTGGGGCTGGTATCCTGACCCCTGGGCATGGAACCGGATGCACTATGACGCCGCCCGACGCACGCTCTACCTGTTTGACGAGCTGACCCGCAACCGTACCAGCAATGCAGACACCGCGGCGCTGGTTAAGGGCCGGATACCCGCCGGGGAGCTGCTGATCGCGGATAGTGCTGAGGAGAAATCCGTCAGCGATTACCGCAGCTACGGCCTGAACTGCCGGGCATCTGAGAAGGGACCGGGCAGCGTCGCCTACTCCATGAAGTGGCTGCAATCACTGGCCGCTATCGTGATAGACCCGGGCAGGTGCCCAGATACCGCGCAAGAATTTTCTGAATACGAATACGAGCGCGATGGAAAGACGGGCGAGGTGCTGCAGGGCTATCCTGACGCAGCCAACCATCACATCGACGCTGTAAGATATGGCACAAACAAGATCTGGAAACGGAGGGGCCAGTGAGCAAACTGAAAAAGTGGCTGTATGAGCGGTTCCTTCCGGCATGGTGCAGAGATGATCTGATGCGTGCCAACGAACTGCTGAGTGAGAAGTGCAAAGCCCAGGCCAGAGAGATCGAGCGTCTGCAGGCATATATCGACGGGGTTCAGGCAGCGCAGCGCCGCCAGCCCCGGATCGTGATCAACTGTCGGGAGGTATCTAAGCCGTGAGTATTTTCTCCGCCCTGTTTGAGCAGGGAAAAGTTTATAACTTTGAGCAGGCTTTCGGCGTGAAGGACATCACCTCCACAGCGATGCAGGCGGCAATCAAGGACTGGGCTCAGCTGTATTATCAGACGGAGCCTACTCAGGACGAAGACCCGTGCCAGCGCATCCCGGTGTCGGTGGTGGCCAAGCTCACCAAGACCACCTTCTCCGAATACAAGGCCGTGTCGACAAAGCAGGGGGCCGAGTATATCAATGCCCTTCTGCGGGAACTGGACGCGGTCAAGGTCAAAGCTATGCAGCAGGCCCTCATCGGCGGGCAGTGCTATCTGAAGCCGGTCTTTGGCCGGATGGGCGTATCGTTTGCCGTGGTGTCCCGCGGCAGCTATATCCCACTGGGGCGCAACGAGCGCGATGAGATCACCGATATCGGCATGGCGGAGCGCACCGTGGAGGGCCGGAGCTACTACACGCTGCTTGAACGGCGTCGTGTGGATACAAATGGCGATTTGACAATCGAAACCAAGCTGTACCGCTCCGAGACCGCGCAGATCCTCGGGTACGAGACGAGCCTTGGCGCCTTGGAAAAATACGCGGACTTGGTGCCGGAGTTGGTTCTTCCGGGTATCGGCTCCATCGGCCTGATCCCGGTACGGGCTCCGCAGGAGAACACGGTGGATGGCAGCCCGGACGCCGTCAGTGTCTATGCGCCGGCTGCCGGCCTGATCCACAACATCAACCGGAACGAAGCACAGCTCAACAGGGAGTTCGAGAATGGCCGGAGCCGTATTGTGGCATCAGCGGATCTGCTGAGTATAGGTGCTGACGGTAAGAAACGGCTGACGGATGACCTCTTTGTGGGCCTCGATGATGACCCGGACGCTGTCGGCATGACGATCTTCTCGCCGGCCCTGCGAGACCAGTCCTTCTTAGCGAGAAAGACAGAGTATCTCCGCAACGTGGAGAGCCTGATCGGCCTAAAGCGCGGCCTGCTCTCCGAGGTGGAGGCCGCTGAGCGTACCGCGACGGAGATCACCAGCAGCGCCGGAGACTATAACCTGACCATTATCGACTTCCAGCACATGTGGGAGACAGCAGCCAGAGAAGCGCTGCGCATGTGCGGCGTCCTCGGGCGTATGTACAAGATCTACTCCGGCCCAGAGATCGACCCTGCCAAGGATGTGGTCATCAGCTGGGGCAATGGAATTCTTTATGACGAGGATCAGATGTGGGCTGACTATAAGGACATGGTGGCTCGCGGCCTCCTGAAGCCGGAGATCGCTGTCGGCTGGTATTTCGATATGCCGATTGAAACCGAGGCAGATCTGAAGAAGGTTCGGGAGAAGTATATGCCGGAGATCCAAGCGATGGAAGGGGCGGGGGATGAGTAATGCTGACGCCGGAGCAGATCGAGGGTTTCCGCCTCGCTGCGGGGCGTCTGATCGACCCGATCAACACCTATCTTCTGAAGGATATTGCCCGCCGCATACAGGACGCGGGGAAACTCACCAGTACCGCCGCCTATGAAGCCTGGCGTGCTGAGTGGATGGGGAAGGGCCGCAAGGAACTTGAGCAGGAGCTGGCGCAGCTCCTCGGAGTGACACGGAGAGAAGCACGAAAACTTCTGCGTAGCGCAGCCCGCTATGGGTACGATACGACACTCAGCAGGTATCCGGGGCATCTCATACCGTTTGACGCGAATCCAGCGATCCAGCAGATCGTGTCTGCCGCTACTACCTTGGCCAGTGATGAGCTGAAAAACATCACACAGACCAAGGCCCTCATGCTGATGGACCCATACGGCCAATATCAGACTTTGCCGAAGACGTATATGGCCTGCACAGACTATGCCTTTCAGCAAGTATTCACCGGCGCCGCCGATTACAACACGGCGATCCGGCGGGCCTGCGCCGGGATCGTAAAGCATGGCGTTTCTGTTGCGTATGCTTCCGGGGTACACACCGGACTGGAAGCGGCGATTCGGCGCAATATCATGGGTGGTCTCGGCCTAATGACGGAGCAGATCAGCCAGCAGAACCACGACGCCCTCGGCTGTAACGGATGGGAGATCTCTGCGCACGCCAACAGCGCCCCGGATCATGAGCCGATACAGGGCCTGCAGTACAGCGATGCCGCCTATGAGGAACTCAATAACAGTCTGGTGCGCCGGATCGGCACGCTGAACTGTGGCCATGTTGCCAGCCCGATCATTCTTGGCGTGACCCGTCCGCAGTATACCGCCGCCGAATTGGAGCAGTTCCGGCAGGACAACGAAAAGGGCATCACTTTTGACGGTCAGCATTATACCGGCTATGAGGCTACGCAGATGCAGCGCCGCATGGAGCGCGCCATACGGGCACAGAAACGCCGTGTGCTGCTGGCTGGGCCGGAGGACGCGGCACCGCGAAAGAGCCGCCTAGTGCTCCTGCAGCAGGAATATCACCGCTTTTCCGATGGCGTTGGGCTCCGAACAGAGGACGAGCGGCTGGAGGTGTCCGGCTTTGGCCCGAAGCAGATGAAGTCGGCCAAGGCCGCAGTGTCTAAAGCTGCTCCGGCGGCAAAGACTGATACTTTTACCGACATCACTGGGAGATGGTATCCGGATGCCGACCCTAACAGCCATCCGGTGCTGGAACTGCAGGAATACGCATCTGGCGGCGCGACTTACAAGGTCGATGGTCATAATGTAGTTCTGGATCATGACGCGCATGAAAAAGAAATCGCCGAGCTTCTTGAGCGAGAAGTCGGCGGAGAACTATATCTGGTTCCCAGGGTCAATGAGCCTCAAGGCGTACCCACGCCAGATTTCCTGTTTCACGGCGCGCGATACGATCTCAAGACGCTGCGTGGCAATAGCAAGAACACGATTTACAATGCTGTTGCCAAGCAGGCTGACCAAGCGGATAATTTCATTCTCGATGTTACGGATTGCCCGTTGAGTGAAGAAGATATTTACAAACAGGCAGAGGCGCTCTTCTGCTCTACGCACACAAAATTCATTGATACCGTGGTTCTTGTTAGGAATATGAAGATCATTCGGGTTCTACAGAGAAATAAATAAAGCCGACCGCAGCCCAGCCGCCAAAGGCGGGTTTCGGGGGCCACGACCGACTTTATCTTTGCTTATTATATACCACATTTTCAGATAGAATACAAGAGCTTTTTGTTGATTGCAGGCCTGTGCCTGTGCTCATATTCGCCCTGGCCGGGCGTAATCAAGGCCGACCGCAGCGGAGGCGACCCGCGTACCGAAAGCGTAGCGGAGAGAGGAGAAAAACAGTGAAGCGTGAATTTCTGGAAAATCTGAAGATCGGCGACCAGGCGCTGGGCAAGGAGCTGATCGACACGATCATGGCGGAGAATGGCCGGGATATCGAGTCCGCGAAGAAGCCATTCGCCGACTACGAGGCGATCAAGGAGCAGCTGAAGACCGCTCAGGACGGCCTGAAGGCGTTCGAGGGCGTTGATGTGAAGGATCTGCAGGACAAGATCAAGACCCTCAATACCCAGCTCTCCACCAAAGACAAGGAGTGGCAGAACAAGCTGAACGGCATGGCGTTTGATGGGAAGATCAAAGAGGCTATCACCGCCGCAAAGGGCCGCAATGCCAAGGCTATTTCCGCGCTGCTGGATGTCGAGAAGCTGAAGAAGTCCACCAATCAGGACGCAGATATCAAGGACGCTCTGGAGGCTCTGAAGAAGGATAACGCCTATCTGTTTGAGGATGACAGCACCCCGCCTCCCTATGCGGGTGGTACGGGTCGGTCCACTCCTCCCAGCAAGTACGATGCAGAGACTACCAAAATCATGGTGGCCGCCGGACTCGATCCCGAGAAGGATTGAGACACAATAACGAGAGGAGTTTTTCATAATGGCAAACGCGATTACTCTGGCTAAGATCTTTATCCCCGTTCTGGATAAGATCTACAAGAACGCTTCCCTGACCTCCGTGCTGGACGGTAACCCCGAGCTGGTGCGTCAGGGCGCAAGCTACAACGAGATGATCATTCCCAAGATCTCGATGCAGGGCCTCGCCGACTACAGCCGTAACGGCGGTTATGTGAATGGCGATGTGACCCTGACCAATGAGACGGTCAAGTGCAATTTTGACCGTGGCCGTATGTTCCAGGTGGATACGATGGATAACCTGGAGACCGCCGGTATCGCCTTCGGCCAGCTGGCGGGTGAGTTCCTGCGGACCAAGGTTGTCCCTGAGCTGGACGCCTTCCGTTTCGCACAGTACGCGGGGATCACCGGCATCTCCAAGGTTGCCGCTCCCGCCACCCTGACGGACGGTGCGGCCGTTATCGCCGCTCTGCGTGCCGGTGTGAACAAGATGGACGAGGACGAGGTCGACGCCAACAGCCGCTACCTGTTCATCACGCCCACCCTGTATGGCATGATCCGCGACCTGGATACCACCAAGTCCAAGGAGGTGCTGGAGGGCTTTGCCGGTGTTGTCAAGGTGCCTCAGAGCCGTTTCTATACCGCCATCGACCAGTATGACGGCACCACCGGCGGCGAGGAGGCAGGCGGTTACGTGAAGGATACCAACGGCTGCGATATCAACTTCATGATCATCGAGAAGTCCGCGGTCATTCAGTTTGAAAAGCATGTGGCGCCCAAGATCATCACCCCCGAGCAGAATCAAAACGCCGACGCCTACAAGTTCGGCTATCGCAACGTCGGTATCGCCGATGCTTACGAGAACAAGGTGGCAGGTATCTATCTGCACCACAAGGCCAAGGGCTAAGGAGGTCGGCTATGCGTGTTGTCGGTCTGACGGTGCCCGGTGAGGAGCCGGTCTATGCCTGCCCTCACTGCGGTAAGGAGTACAAGAGTGAAGCAGCTCTTGTAAAGCATATCAAGGACAAGCACACTGACGCCGAGGCTGGACAGCTTGAGACTGAGCAGCCCGAGGCTGCTGACACGGAAGCGTAAGGAGGAGCGCCGCTATGGTCGATTATGAATTTTACAGTTCCGTCTATCATGGCGGCGCCATCCCTGCTGACGATTGGGCGGAGCTGGAGGCCAGGGCGGCGGATCAGCTCCGTCGCTACAAGCGGATCTATACTGTGACTGCTTCGGACGAGCAGGCGGAGGGTATGGCCGTCTGCGCTATGGCCGAGGCGCTGCATAATGTGGATCTGATCGTCAGCGGCGATGCTGGAGCGGTGCAGTCTGCCTCCATTGGCTCCGTGTCTACGTCCTATGGCAGCGCGGCCGCAACGGCGGTAGATGTGTCCGAGAAGGGACAGGCGAAGGCGCTGTATAAAGCCGCTTGCCTGTATCTGGATATCTGCCGGGGGGTGGGTTGATGCGGGCGCTCAGACGCCGGGGATGCCCGGTCGATTACAGTCTCTGCAATCAGACGGTGACCGTCTACCACTGGGACGGCGCGGCCGCATATACCCGGACAGTTATTCACGGTGCCTTCCTGGACTTCAAGAAGACTGAGAACGTGGATAAGACCGGCAGCAGTGAGGTGAACAGCTTCCTGCTGGTCATCCCCGGCCAGACGGTGCCGGTGGTGGTTGGTGATAAGGTCCTTCTGGGCGAGGGGCCGGAGGTCAATAGCCGAGAGGGATGGGCCGCGCTGATCCCTGTAAAGGTGCCCGGTCTGGTAGTCGTGCGGTATGTCGATCCAAAATACTGGAACGGCGCTGTAGTCCATACGGAGGCAGGTGGGTAATGTGGCGATTGTTGGCAGCGTGAAAGTGAATAGTCGCCCAGTGGAGGAAATCCTGCGCCGGAAGGGATTGACTGTGAACGGTGATGTGCAGCGTTTCCACACGGCAAATGTGCTTCGGCGGATTGTGCGGTATATGCCGTACCGGACTGGAGCCACCATCAAGCTGACGCAGGCCCAGTCTCCTGTCACTCGGCCGGAGATCAATACCTTTGTCCCTTACGCACGATACCTGCACGAGGGCAAGGTGATGGTCAATGCCAAAACCGGACAAGGGCCCGGCGTGATCCCGGGGATTGGCCCACGGTGGCGGCGTGGTGACCAGCTGAAGGCGACCGAGCAGGATCTGACGTATACCGTCTCGAAGAACCCAGAAGCTGGCCCATTCTGGGGCAAACGCCTTCAGGAGAAAGAGGGGGACGCCATGCTGGCGGATCTCAAGAACTATGTTCAGGGGAGGGGGGACCCGGTGTGAATGCTTTAGAAACCATTCGGAAATGGCTGGAAGCGTTCCCGCAGTCCGGCGTCCTCTCCGGTTTTCAGGTGGACTATACCGACAAGATCCCCGGTACCGGCGGCATTATGCCAGACGGGCTGGTTGAGGTCAGACGGAGCCGGGATATCGTCGGGGATACCACCATTACCAACCAGTACAATTTCGGCCTGTACTGCGTTTTGGAGAAAGCTCCTAACGATGATGTTGGGGCAGCGAAAAACGCTGATTGGATCGTAGACCTGCAAGAGTGGGTTCAGGAGCAGTCAGTAACCGGAGCCGCGCCGGTATTCGGGGATGATCCCCGTGAAGAGCGGATCACCGCACAGAATGGTACGCTGCTACAGACTGATGAGGAAGGAACCGGCGTCTATGTAGTGCAGCTATCTGTGCGGTTCATCAAAAAGTTTAAGGGGGAAAACAAATGGCTGATATGACGTTTAACACACCGGCTGGACAGGTCGTGGATCGGAAGCTCCTGATCCTGTATCTGAATACCGGGACCAATAGCGCTCCGGTCTGGAGCCCCGTCGGTAAGCGCGTTGAGGAGAGCTCCATGGAGTACGATTACAGCGAAGAGAGCAAGACTGATATCTTCGGTGAGATCTACACCAACATGAAGAAGCCTGTGATCACGCAGAGCTTTGAGCCTTGTGAGCTGGACTCCGGTGACGCGGCCCAGGTGAAGATCTGGAACCAGTCCATCAAGGAACAGAATGTGGCAGCTATGGCCAACAACGACCTGTTGGTGGTCCATGCTTACGCCGGTACGGCGGATACCGCAGTATTCGCTGAGCGGTATGAATCCTGCATGGTCAAGCCTGCCTCTCTGGGTGGCAGCTCTAATGTGGGTATGCCCATCGATGTGACCTATGGCGGCACCCGTACCACCGGCACGGCGGCTATTGCTGACGGTGAGGTCACCTTCACCAAAGCGGCCTGAGAGTAGGAGGAGATGCCTGTGAATGCTTTGAATTTCCCGATCGGAGTAAAAACCTTCGACATCAATGATGGCACCGCGCAGATCAGCTATAACCCCACGGATGTTAATTTCGTGTCGGCTCTGTATGATCTGTTTGCGGAATGCGCTGAACGGTATGAGGCTGACAAGGACAAGAAGTTTGAGAACAATACCGCCTTCTTCGAGTATGTGCGGCAGCGTGACGCGGAAGTATCTGACGGCGTTGACAGGCTGTTTGGCGAAGACACCGCGGCCGCAGTATTCCAAGGTCACAGCGCCCATGCTATGGCAGAGGGCCTGCCTTTGTGGACGAACTTCTTTCTGGCGGTCATTGACACAGTGCCGGAAGAAATGTCTAAGCAGATCCGGGCGTCCAAGCCGCGCGTGGAGAAGTACCTGAAGAAATATCATCGCTGAGAGGAGAAACGGATGGAATACACTTTGCCAAAAACCGTAATTGTGGGTGGGCGGGAGTATTCCATCCGTTCCGACTATCGGGCCATACTGGATATCTGTGAGGCCCTGACAGATCCAGAGCTGAGCAGTGAAGAAAAATCGGCTGTAGCGCTTTACATCTTCTACCCGGAGCTTGAGGCTATGCCGGTGGAGGACTGGCAGGAAGCTGCAAAGCAGTGCATCTGGTTTATCAACTGCGGGGAGAATGAGCGGCGTCAGCGGCCAGCACCAAGACTGATGGATTGGAGTCAGGACTTCCGCTATATTGCGGCACCCATTAACCGTGTTTTGGGGAAAGAAATCCGGGAAATGGAGTACCTGCATTGGTGGACATTCATCTCTGCCTACTATGAAATCGGAGACTGCCTCTTTGCACAAATCGTGCGGATTCGTAGCATGAAGGCCAAGGGCAAGCCGTTGGATAAGGCGGATCAGGCGTGGTACCAGGACAATAGGGAAATGGTAGATCTGAAAACCAGCTTTACAGAGGCTGAAGATGCAGTTGTAAACGCATGGCTGGGAAAGAAATGAGGTGACGCAATGCCCGGAGCAGATGGGTATATTACATACAGCACTAAGCTGGATAACGAAAATCTTGAAAAGGATCTTTCCAGCACAACAAAGAAGATTGAGCGTTTGGAGAAACAGCTCCAGAAAAACAGCGATAAACGCTTACCGATCTCCCGGCGTGTCAGCGAGTTGGGCGCTCAGTTGGATAAGGCAAAGGCCAAATTGGTTTCCCTGCAGGACGAAGCGCAGCGCATAGCGGGGGCCATGTCTAACGCAAATTCCAACGACCCAGCCAGTATTGCAGCTTATACAGAAGCTGCCGCCCGGCAGGCAAGTATCACGCGAGAGCTTGCGGCTCAGCAGAAAACTGTGGATGGCCTTCAAGCAAAGTTTGATCAGGCTGCCGACCGTCTGGACGATGTTGATACAGCAGCGAAGCGCATCAATGGTGACCTGGCAACAGCTAAGGACCACGCGGGAAAGGTAGCTAAGGAGCTTTACAAGCCGGCCACTGCCGCCGACGCTGTTGCGCGCGCGGTGGAGCAGGCAGACCAGCGGATCAAGAAATTCTCCGACCGGGTCAAGGGCCTTGTCAAGCGAGTATTTATTTTTACGATGATCACAGCAGCGCTGCGGTCCATGAAGGACTGGATGGGCAAGGTAGTGCAGTCCAACAGTGAGGCCTCGGCTGCGGTTGCCCGTCTGAAGGGGGCGCTGCTGACATTGGCGCAGCCTATTTTGTCGGTGCTGATCCCGGCGTTTACGGCGTTGGTCAATATTCTTACCCGCATTGTGAGCGCGATCGCCGGCATGGTGTCCCTCCTGTTTGGAAAGACCATCGGGCAGGCGAAGGACGCAGCCAAGAATATGTATGACGAGGCGGAGGCCATTGAGGCCACAGGCGGTGCCGCAAAGAAAGCGTCGAAATCGTTGGCCAGCTTCGATGAGATCAATAAGCTGTCGAACAGTGCTTCGGGCGGCGGGGGAGGCTCCGCAGCCAAGCCGGATTTCTCTTTTGACACCTCCAGTATGGCGTCGGACTTTGAAAAGATCCTGAACTGGGTAAACCTGATTGGCGCGGCGCTGCTGGCGTGGAAGCTCTCCAAAGGCTTTATGGACGGGCTGACAAAATTCGTTGGCCTGCTGGTGGCCATCCGCGGTGGCATTGATCTGGCGAAGGGCGCGTGGGACGCATGGCAAAACGGGGTCAGCATGGATAACTTTCTCGAGATGCTGAAGGGCGCCGCGGAGCTAACACTCGGCCTCTGGATCGCTTTCGGGAAGCTGGGCGCCGGGATCGGGATGGTCGTCAGCGGTCTGGTCATGTTTGCCACCGGGCTGCATGACGCGCTGGAGAATGGCTGGAGCTTTGAAAATATGCTGTCTACCGTGGCCGGCCTGCTGATGTCCGGACTTGGGATCGCTGTTCTGACCGGCTCGTGGATACCCCTGCTGGTCGCCGCTATTGCCGGCCTGCTGCTGGTGTTCACGAATGCCTTCGGGCAGGGGCAGGCTATGCTAGACGGCATGAAATCCCTGCTACAGGGCTTTCTCGACTTCTTTAAAGGCGTTTTTACCGGAGATTTGGCTCTTACAGTACAAGGCATTCAACTCATGGTGCAGGGGCTTCAAACTATTATTGAAGCTGTTCTGACGGCCTTGCAGACGGCTATAAATGCACTTTTCAACTGGTTGGACGAGCAAACAAACGGTCGGCTGTCGGGACTGATCGAGTGGATCAAGACATTCCTAAACAGTTGGATCGAGACGCTGAAAGTGACGCTCAATAATATGGTCAACAGTATTCAGCAGATCCTCACAGGTGTTGTGACCTTCATTTCAGGTGTCTTTGCCGGAAATTGGAAGCGCGCTTGGGACGGTATCGCATCTATCCTGAAGGGCGTTTGGAATCTGATCGTGACCATTGTTGAAAACGCTATCAACCTTGTTATTGATCTCATCAATGCAATGGTGCGTGCGTTTAATGATGCCTTTGAGCCGATGCGTGCGCTAACAGGATTTCCCCCAGTCATTCAGGAGATGTCTTACGTTGAACTTCCTCGTCTGGCTACCGGGGCCGTTATTCCTCCCAATAGGGAGTTCTTGGCGGTGCTGGGTGATCAGAAACAGGGCACGAACATTGAAACGCCCCTGGATACCATGGTTCAGGCCTTCCGACAGGCACTCTCTGAAGGCGGGTACAGCGGCCAGAGTACGGCTTACCTTGTCATTGACGAGGACATTCTGGGCAAGGTCGTATATCGGCTGAACAAGTCCGAGTCAAACCGTGTCGGCGTCAGCCTGGAGGAGTACTGATATGAGCTATATCAAACTGAACGGCAGGGAGTTTGATGCGGATGTGGCGATTGCCGCGTATAACCGGAATTTCAACGTGCTGGACGGGGATAATGCCGGCCGCGTTATGACCGGCCGCATGATCCGGGATATTATCGGTACCTACGTCGGCCACAAGATCAAAGTCTTCCGGAGGGGCAGCAACTATGCCGGATTGGACGAGTTTTGGGCTTATCTGGTGGAGCACTCCGTAGATGACAGCGTTATGCTGGAGGCGGCGGACGGCCAGACCACCATCTCCTACGAGGCGTATTACACTTCCGGCACACAGGACATCGAATCTGTCTCCAACGGGGTCAATTACTGGGGAGAAATTGAGATCAATTTCATTCCGATGGAAGCGCAGGTGGTTCCCAAATGAGCAAGACCACACTGCTGTATAAGGATATTGCGCCCGGCGCCGCTCTGGATGCCACGGTGACCGCACCAACAGCGCAGGACAGATCTGCACTTGCTCAACTGCCCGGCGGCACCGTGGAGGAGCCAGCTGCCACGGGGGAACTGAATCAGTGGGGGATGGACGGGGCCTTTGTCCTGGCGTCGGAGATCTCCCCGGCATTCTGGTCGGAGGCCATGAGCGGCGCTGACGGCAGCTTCGCCGTCGGCTCTGAGCCTCAGATCACCATTACCTTCAGCAAGCAGTATTCCTCTGTCGGCATTTCTTTTCGCTTTGATACCGCGACCGGAGGATACTGCTCGGAACTCAACATCAAGTGGTATCAAGGGAGTACCCTAAAGGCGGATCAGGACTTCACGCCTAACGCGGTGGAGTATTTTTGCCAAAAGCGGGTGGAGAGCTATAACAAGCTCCTCCTAACCTTCAAAAAGACAAACCTGCCTTACCGCTACGCCAAGATCGATCATGTGATCTTCGGCGTTCACCGATCCTTCGGCATGTCGGAGCTGCGGAAGGCATCGGCGGTCAATGAGATCGATCTGAGCAGCACCAAGCTACCCGGCTCTAAGCTGAGCTGGACGCTGGATAGCAGGGACGACATTGAGTACATGTTCCAGCTGAAGCAGCCGGTCGAGGTCAGAAATAATGACATACTGGTCGGCGTGTACTACATCGATTCCTATAAGCGCACCTCCAGCCGGGTATACCCGATCGAGTGCTGCGACGCCATCGGCGTGCTGAACGATATGCCCTTTGCTGGCGGCGTATACAACGGAAAAAGCGCGAAGGCGCTGATCGCGGAACTGGCCGCGCCCTTTGAGGTGGAATTTGACGCCGATGTCACGGACATGAATGTGACTGGCATCTTGAAGGCCGGCTCCCGCCGCGCGGCGATCCAGCAGCTTCTATTCGTTTGGGGCTATTGTGTATCCACGGATGGCCGGGCAGAGCTGCGGGTGTTTTCGCCCGGAACGGAAGAAGAAACGGTACCGTTGGAGCGTACCTTCCTCGGCGCCTCAGTCAGTACGTCGGCCATTGTGACAGAGGTGCAGGTCACAGCCCATACCTTCACGGCGGCGGAGAATGGCAGCGTCGAGGTGAACGGCGTCAAATATGCCGACACCAAGGCCGTGTACTCTGTGAAGAACCCGGATGTGACTGCCACGGACAAGCAGAAGGTGGTGAAAATCACAGACGCGACCTTGGTCTCTCCGGCTGTGGCTCAGACGGTGGCGCAGCGGCTCTATGATTACCGCCGGCGGCGGAATACCGGCAAGGCGAAGGTCATCTTCGCGGGTGAGCATCTGGGTGATCGGATATCCCTGCCGGATAACTGCGGTGGGCGAACGGTCGGTAATCTGGAAAAGATGGAGATCAAGCTGTCAAATACGGTCGTGTATACCGCTGGGGTGAAAGGAGTTTGAGATATGTCTATTTTAGAATCTCTGATCACCAACCGGTCGGCCGCGGATGTGGCCCGGTGGAGGGCTCTGCGGGATAAAGGCTTTGATGCCATGTCCGCAGACGAAAAAGCGGAATGGCTGGCGGGTATGCGCGGGGCCTTCAACGCCGCTGACCGCAATCGCATTACAGAGGCGATGGTTTACCTGAAGGGCCTGTATGATCAGTACGGCCGCCAGGTCACCTATACGCCTGTCAACATCACCCACAAGGACGGAACCACAGATACCACCTGGCGAATGGACGACATCCCCACAGACGAGCAGTTGACCTTGATCGTCAAGAACCTGTTGGCATTCTGGAAGGGCGTAGAGAACGCTTCCGGGGAGGTTGTGGAGGTCTGGGCGGGGACACGGTTTGGATATGTGGAGTTGGCGGCCAGCGTTCGCACGGGTGACTATACGACCCTGACGGCGGCCCACGGTATCCGTGAGATCATCGTCACCGCTCAGAGCGATCAGCTGGGCAGCATCACAGTCACCGGCACCGGCTGGACGGTGGTACCGTCAGACACCGAGATTACGGCGCGGTATACGGTGCCGCAGGGGGCCTATCAGGATCTGCAGGACGCCTTGGATGCACTGGTGTTCCTCTGCTCTGCCACAGATTACGCCGATGTTTCCGTGTCCGTCTCTGCGGTTATGCGGAGTGGGGCCACAGCGCAGATTGGCTCCGGTACGATCCATTGGTCCGCGATCATCAACTGGGAGGCGTTTGAGGCGTATGCCTATACTTGGCAAGATGTAGAGGATGCACAGATGACGTGGGCGAATTTGGAAAACCTGCCTATTCCGAATGGGGGTGGCACGGTATGAAAGATGATGCGTATTCACTGGAACTGCTGCCTGGTGACCTAAAGCAGATGAGTTTCACAGATGCCAATGCCATCGAAGCGAATCTGCAATACCTGATCCTGTTGTTTCCTTATTTCAGCGGAACGATTCGCCAAGACGCTATTGGCAGCTATGGCTATCTGGAGCTAACTGAAGCAGGCAGAGCCGGAGACGGTTTTAGCATCGAGTCCGCCATCCGAATTGACAAAATCAAAATAACGGTCACCGGTGTGGATCTCGGCAGTCTGTCCTTTCAAGGCGCGGGATGGATTTCAGAGAGCATGGATACGAGCTCTCTGGTTGTAGCCTATACATCAGATGAGTTTATGACACCGGCTAAAATTCAGGAAGCATTAAATGACCTACATTTTACCGCAACGGCAGACCTTGATTCAACGATCATGCTTCAAGTCAGCAATACCGTGCAGGGAGACTTCTCTCCGGTTGGTCCGGTCAAAATGTTTTTCCGCGGTGGAGCAACGTGGGCACTCGTCGAGGGGAAGGCGCTGACGTGGGGCGAAGTGGAGGATAAGGCTATAAACTGGAACGCCCTTGAAAATCTGAAAAAATAGTTTATGTAAGGAGAAAAGTATGAGCGGATTTTACGGAGTAAATTACAAAATCAACGGTCACCGTGTCGGTGTTGTCCATGCACTGGCCGGAGAGTACCGCGTGATCTTCGAGCGCTGCTACGAAGAAAATACGCTGGAGGCGGTCGAGACCATCGACTGGCAGAATGTCACGGTCGAGCAGGTCCGCACGAACTATCCTGCCTGCCCGTTGCCGGAAGGCTATACCTTTTCCGTGAAAGAGATCGAGTACACAAAGCAGGGCTACTTTACCGTCATCCTCAAAACGGATAAGCAGCATTGGGGAGATGTCACGCCCTATCAGGTGCAGATCGAGAGCCTGAACGCTGCCGTCGCCCAGAAGGATACGCAGCTCACCGAGAGCGAAGAAAACCTTGCCGCTGCCAACGCGCAGCTGGCGGAACTGGAGGCCACCTATGATGCAAACTGAAAAGCTCAACGCCATTAAGGGCGCGATCACGGACGGAAAGCTCGTGCGGGCCGCCGGCGGCATCACGCAGCGCACGGAGCAGAGCGACAAGCTCGGCTTTGACTGGAGGATCTTCACCGTCAACGACGTGGACGTCCGAAAGGATTACGTCGAGCAGGCAAATCCGGTCGGCACGAGCGCCGACAATCCCATCGAATACACGGAGGGCGTGCCGCTCATCAACAACGCCTTCTACCGCGTGGACGGTGTGATCAAGGTCTACATGGACGGCTGGGTAGACTGGGAGGGCTGACGTGACCGCCTATGAGGCTGCCGTCCAGGAGAAGGACCAGCTTTATGCGCGCATTCAGCTCGTCCGGGAGGAGATCAAGCAGGAGCAGGACCCCGGAAGACGTGGAGAGCAGAAAGGCCGTCTTCGCATCCTGTTCGAGATGTACCACGAGAGTCTTGACCGGCTCGATGCTCTTCGCCCACCGCAGGAAAAGCGGCACAAGGCGGTCAAGCGGACGGTCATACACACCGGTGCTGCCGGAGCAGATGTCAACAGCTTTGACTTCTTCGAGCGCTGCGGAGTGACCTTCGCGGACCTCGAAGGAAATCAAGTCCGTTGGGATGACCTCGGCTCGGACAATGGCGAGAGCCGCGCACGGCTCATGAGGGCGCTCCGGCGCGGCCGCGCGGCGGTCTCAGACCGCCAGCGCGAAATGCTCGATCTCCTCCTGCAGGGCAAGACCGCGACGGAGATCGCCGAGCAGCTCGACGTGAACAAGGCCACGGTCTCCCGCACGCTGCTCCGTGCGAAGAAGGTCCTTAACGATAAGGCGGAGGATCTGCGCCAGGAGGATCTGCGCGAGCATCCAAACCGTCTTGACCTGGCCGAACCGGAAACGGCGCGCTATGTACTCTCCCGCCTGACGGAGACGCAGGCCGTGTATCTCTACCTCTACTATGGCGAGTGGCTGGATATGCGCTCGATCGGCGCACTGCTGGGCGTGGACCATTCGACCGTCTGCCGCACGATCCATCGCGCGGCCGGCCGCATCCGTGCCCTCTGCACCGACGGCAGCGGCGTGGAGCTGCTGGGCGTGGACGCGCTCGAGCCGGCGCTATACGCGCTCTACCGGCAGCACGCGGCGGATGATCTGATCCCGGAGCGGGCCAAGGCTGCAGCGCGCAGGGCGACCGCCTCCGGAGCCCAAAAGCGGCAGGAGCGGACGCCGGATCGCGCGCTGATAACGGCGCCGATATGGGGCCAGCGAAGGAACCGTGCGGCGGCGCAGAGCCGGCTTCTGCGCGCGTTGGAAGAAGCTGCGGCTCAATGTACTACCGGTTCGCTCCTCGCGCGTCTGCGCGCGCTCCTGCGGGCTTTCTGCGCCCGCATCAGGGCCGCCTAACGACCAAGGCGCGCAGGATTATGAAGAGATCACCGGCGAAAGCTACGCCGATGACAAATAAATTTTGAACAAAGAAAAGGAGAACAAAACTATGGCTACTGCAACTCGTATCGCATCCGACGGCAAGCCCATCGAGGTCACGGACATCCCCGCAGGCCTTAGCGAAAAGGCGGGCGTCTACAATGCCATCGTGCAGCCCGTTATGGCGCGCGACATTTCCCGCGCCGGCACGGAGGTATATGTCGCCCCGCGCTACAAGCTCACCTACGACGAGGACGGCTACTGCGTCAAGATGACGACCTGCGCCATCCCCGAGGACATCGCGGAAAAGCTCGCGGAGCTGAACAAGTGAGCAGAGCGGGGGCTATCCCCCGCTCTAATACGATTCGTAATACTACCGCGCGAGGTCCGATGTGGCTTCGTGCAGAAAGGACAAAACGATGGAGAACAATACTTTGACGGCGATCAAGGCGTGGATCACGGCGGCGGTGGCGATGCTGACGGCCTTTTGGGGCTGGTTCGGCTGGCTGCTGATCGTGTGGATCGGGCTGATGCTGGCGGATTGGCTGGTGGGTTCTGCCGCAGCGGCGCACCGCGGGGAGTGGAGCAGCGCGAAGCTGCGCGAGGGCGCGTGGCACAAGGGAGGCATGATCGTTATCGTCTGCATTGCGCTGGTCGCCGACTGGCTGATTGGCATGATGCTGGAGCACCTGCCGGGTGTGAAGCTTCCGTTTGAATATACGACGCTTCTCGGCCCGCTGGTCGTTGTGTGGTACATCATTGGGGAGTTGGGCAGTCTGGCCGAGCATGGCGTGAATATGGGCGCAAAGGTGCCGCCGTGGCTGGTGAAGCTGCTGGCGGCGGGAAAGAACGCAGTGGACGCCGCAGGCGACAAGCTCCTTGGGAGCGACGAGGAGCCGCCGGCATGAAAGATGTGGTCGGCTCCACCTCGGAAGAGGTACGCATGATAAAGGCCATCCAGCGCTCCGTCGGGGCGCTGGACAACGGCTGGATCGGCAACCAGACCTTGAGCGACATCGCGGCGAAGCTCGGCGCGGACTGCTGGCCCCTTAACGTCGAGCTGTACGGACAGCCCGCGATCCTCGCCCGCGACATTGAGCCTGTCAACATGAGCGGGCCGCTGCCGCGCAACGCCATCTCGGGGAGCTTTTCTTGGCAGGGTCAGCCCTGCTCCATCCTGGTGCGCAGCGGCAAGGTCGTGCGCGGCATGAGCTGCCACTATCCCCGCCCAGAGAGCGTGCTCTACAAGATCCCGGGCGGCGCGGTGCGCATTGCCCGCGTGTCCTCGGCGGCGGCGCTTGGCGGCGTCGTGTGGGCGGTCGGCGGGCTTGGCCTGCTTGACCGCTATGACCCCGCGGCGGAGGGCTTTACGGGCGCATACTCCGACGTGCTGCGCAAGACCAACCACACCGCCCTCGGCTACAAGGGCGGGATGCTCTACGGCGTCTACTGCCGCAGCATGACCGCGCAGCAGGTCAACGCGCTGTGCAGGGACAAGCTCAAGCTGGAATACGCCGTCATGCTCGACGGCGGGCACGTCGCCGCCATCCACGCAGCGGTCAGCAGGATCAACACCAACCAGCGGCAGTATTACGCTGTGCGGTTCCTGTGAGGGGTGAGACGATGAAGCGCGACGAATTGATCAAAACCATGACGGGCTGGGTCGGCGCCGTGCGCGGCGACGCGGTGCACAAGCGCATCGTGGACGCCTACAACAGCTACCTCCCGCACCCGCGCGGCCACAAGCTGACCTACATCGACGACTACTGCGCGGCGACCGTCAGCGCGGCGGCGATCCTCTGCGGCCTGACGGATAAGATCCCGGTCGAATGCTCCTGCGGGGAGCAGATGCGGTGGTATCAGGCAAGCGGGCAGTGGATCGAGGATGATGCGCACGTTCCGACGGTCGGCGAGCAGGTTTTCTACCATTGGGCTGACGGTGCGGACTACGCCGCGGCGGACTGCACCGGCGCGCCCAACCACACGGGCATCGTGACCGCCTGCGACGGGCAGAGCTTCACGGTGTTCGAGGGGAACAAGGGGAGCCGCCACGAGTGCGGCTATCGGACGTTGGAAATCAACGGGCGGTATATTCGCGGCTTCGGCGTGCCGAAATATCCCGCGGAAAAGCGCACGTTAGTGCGTGGCGACAAGGGCGCGGCGGTCGGCAAGCTGCAAGAGCTTCTTAACGCTTGCGGCTATGAGCTGGATGCGGATAACTCCTTCGGCCCCGCGACGCAGAAGGCGTGGGGAGAGTACATCGCCGCGTACATCCTCAAGGCCCTAAAATGATTTGTGCCCGAATCGGGCACGTCGTACAAGACCGACCATTGCGGCATCTGCGAGAGCGTCAGCGGGCAGTATGTCACCGCCATCGAAGGCAATACCTCCAACGGCAACACCGGCAGCCAGTCAAACGGCGACGGGGTCTACCGCCGCAAGCGCAAGCTGTCGCTGGTACTGGGCGCGTACCGCCCGAAGTACGAGGATTACCGCGCGCAGCTCCAAAAGCGGGCGGGGTTGGAGGACAAGACGATGGACTACCTTGCGGCGTACAAGTACGGCAGCGACCTGATCCGCAAACTCGCCGCCGCGATGGGCTGACTGACCAAGCACAAAACACCCGGACAGTAAATCGCGAAGAATCACTACCTAAAACTGCGCCCCTATGATGGGGACAGCAGAAAGCGCCCGAATCACTACCAATTTATGCCCTGTCTCTGAGACATAAAATGGTAGTTATTTCGGGCGCTTTTGTATCACCCATTCGTAAGCGGCTACGGAAACGGGTACACACAAAAGTACACACTTGCACTTTTTATAGAACAAAATATGTTTGCTTTAAGTGGATAAAATGCCCGGTTTTTGCCTGATTTTAAAACTTTTTGTGTGTAAAAAGACGAGGGCTGGTTCGAGTCCAGTAGTCCGCACCAGAAACGACCGGAAATCGAAAGATTTCCGGTCGTTTTCTATGCATATTTTAGACCGAATTTTCTGCTATATTCGCGTGTTTTCGACGCTTTTCCAACAAATATGTAATTTTTCAGAAACAACCTTTTATCAAGTCCGAAACAAGTTTGAAACGACTTTCTGACAGGTTTTGAGCAAAAAATAGAGCAAACTGTTGCACTTTTGTTGCACCTGTGTTGCACCTATTTGATATGGCAATATTGGACAATGTTTTATTGACATTTTGCTGTTTTTGGTATAAGATGCATATATTATCAAAGAGAGTTATTTCAATGGGGCACACAATTTTTCATTGCCTCGTAGTTCCAAAACAGCTGCATGATAGGCATAAGGAGTTTAATGATCGTCAATGGAGCGAGTCAAGCAGATGCGGCTGCAAAATAAAAGCATTTGCAAATTTATGACATAAGGAGGGGCCCACTATGTTGATGGAACAGGAAGCTCCCCTGCTTTTTCATACCGTATTTGCCGGGGCGGTCATATTGACTGTGGCGTATCTGCTGCATTGGCGGGGCCATTCTCCGCAAAAAAAGCCGCTCGAGCTGATCCTTTATTTTGTCCTTTTACAGATCCCGGCCTACATCTTGGTCTTCTACGCTATGATGTGTCCCAGTTCCGGAGAGAGGACCTTCGCTTTCGCAATGGGAGGTTTTTGCTGGCTGATCGGAATTCTGGTTCTCATGCAGGGGATTCGCGATCTGTTGGATCACAACACAAATAAAAAGGATCCGCCCAAATGAACAGCGATATGGAGAGGAGTACCTCAAAAAGGTACTCCTCATTTTTTACCGTATCAATCTTCATCGGGCCATTCGCTCTCCGGCACGGGCCGGTCGGGCAGCTCGCCTATCCGATGGAATGCTGCTGA